CTAGCGATCGAGGTCGCCGGCGGGGTGGGGCGGCGTGGTTAGCATCTCGCGGTATTTGCCGATGATCCCCCGGGCCCGGGCGAGCTGGTCCTTCAGGTCATGGCTGGCCCGTTCCGCGTCTTCCAGCGTCGGGACGGCTTCACGCTCTGTGTCGGGAACACTACGCACGGTGCGGAAATTCGGTCGTGCGGGATTGGTTCCCGGCAGAGCGCGGAAATCCGGGCGGAGGCCGGTGACGGGCCAGACTGGCAAGCCGGAGCCTTGCGCTCGTACGCGGATCACCCGACGATTCATCACTCCCGACCGTTATGGGCGGGCTTGTCCCGGCCATCCATGGCTGGCGCTTTGGCCGGCAATAACGGCTCTCAGGGGGGGGCAGGTCCCCCCAATTTCCTTGCCTCCGTACGCAAATCACCTGAGACTCTATCAAGTGCAAGATCTGCATCCAAAGCCCCGGCCCCGCCGGGGCTTTTGCGTTTTCCGTTGGAGCCGTCCTGCTGCATGGCCGACGATCCGCCCGCTCCCGACCCCGACCTGAGCCCGCTCGATTTCATGCTGCAGGTGATGCGCGATCCCACGGCCACGCGGTCGGAGCGGATCGATATGGCCAAGGCGGCGGCGCCCTATTTCCATGGGCGGATTGGCGCGCCGGGCTCCAAGGGCAAGGCGGATGAGGCGCCGCCGCCGCTGCTGGTGAGGATGATCGAGCGCCGTGTCATCGACCCTGATCCTGCCGACCCCTAGGGTGTTCATGCCCTTGCTGGCGCCGGCGCGGTACAAGGGGGCGTATGGCGGGCGGGGGTCGGGCAAGAGCCACTTCTTCGCCGAGTTGCTGATCGAGGAGTGCCTGGCGGACCGGTCGATGCGGGCGGTCTGTGTGCGGGAAACCCAGCGGTCGCTGGACCAGTCGGTCAAGCAGCTGCTGGCGAACAAGATCGCCATGCTGGGGGTGGGGGAGGCTTTCCACATCCTGGAGGGCGAGATTCATGTGCTGGACGAGGCCGGCGCGCGGCGCGGACTGATCAGCTTTCAGGGCATGCAGAACCACACGGCCGAGAGCATCAAGTCGCTGGAAGGCTATCGGATCGCCTGGGTCGAGGAGGCCCAGTCGCTGAGCCGCAAGTCGCTGGAACTGCTGACCCCGACGCTGCGGGCGCCGGGGGCGCAGATCTGGTTCTCGTGGAACCCGCGGCTTGCGAGCGATCCGGTCGATGTGTTCATGCGCTCGCCCGAGGCGGCGGATGATGACGACATCGCCTGCGTGGCGGTGAACTATCACGACAATCCCTGGTTTGGGACGACGTCGCTGAAGGCCGACATGGAGCGGGACCGGCGGCGTGAGCCCGACAAATACGCTCACGTCTGGCTGGGCGGGTATCAGCGGCGGTCGGCGGCGGCGGTGTTTTCGAACTGGCGGATCTGCGAGTTCGATGTGCCGGTTGGCTTAAGGCCGCATTTTGGGGCCGACTGGGGGTTTGCGGTCGATCCGACCGTGCTGGTGAAGGCCTATGTCGACGAGGACGCGCGGCGGATTCTGGTGGACGCCGAGGCCTGGGCGGTGGGGTGCGAGATCGACGACCTGCCGGCGCTGTTTGGGCGGCTGGGCGGGGCGAAGGACTGGCCGATCCGGGCCGACAGCGCCCGGCCCGAGACCATCGCCTATATGAACCGGCGCGGCTTCTGCGTGATCCCGGCCCGCAAGGGGGCGGGGTCGGTGGAGGAGGGTGTGGCCTTCCTGCAGAACTACGACATCTGGGTGCGGCCGGGGTGCTCGCACGCGATCGATGAGCTGAGCCTGTATTCGTATCGGGTGGACCGGCAAACCGAGGCGGTGTTGCCGGTGCTCGAGGACCGCGACAATCACGTCATCGACGCGCTGCGGTATGCGCTGGAGGACGTGCGGCGGAGCGGGGCGGTTACGGCGGCGCCGCTCAGACTTTAGAGACAAGGATGTCCTCATGCCCGACGCGGTGAACGCGCCTTCCGCCGCTGTGGCGACGATGGCGAGCCCTTGGCCGATGCTGGAGGCCCTGATGGGCGGCACGGCTCGGATGCGGGGGCTGGGGGAGCGACTTCTGCCTCGGTGGCCTGGCGAGGAGGCCGAGGGGTATCGGGCCCGGTTGGCGACGGCGACCCTGTTTCCGGCGTTGCGGCGGACGGTTTCGGCAATGGTGGGCAAGCCGTTTGCGAAACCTCTGACCCTGGGAGTTGGGACGCCGGCGCAGATCGTGAACTGGGCGGACGACATCGACCTGGAAGGGGTGTCGCTCCATGTGTTCGCCGCCGAGATGTTCGCCGAGGCCCTGACCTATGGGCTGGCGGGGATTTTGGTGGAGGTGCCGCGGCCGGTGGACGGGGCGGTGACCCAGGCCGACCAGGCGGCGGCGGGGGTGCGGCCCTATTTCGTGCGGGTGATGCACGGGCAGATCCTGGGCTGGCGCACGGCCGTGATCGGCGGGCGGCGGGTGCTCTCGCAGCTGCGGCTGAGCGAGTGCGCCAGCGAGGCGGACGGCGATTTTGGCGAGGCGAGCGTCGAGCGGGTGCGGGTGCTGGAGCCGGGCCGGTGGGCGATCTGGGAGCGGACGGATCCGCGGTCCGAGGCCTGGGTGCTGAAGGAAGAGGGGCTCAGCGGGCTGCCGGTGGTGCCGTTCGTGCCGCTGTATGGCACGCGGGTCGACTTCATGGCCGGCCAGCCGCCGCTGCTGGACCTGGCCTATCTGAACGTGAAGCACTGGCAGAGCCAGAGCGACCAGGACACCATCCTGCACGTCGCCCGGGTGCCGATCCTGGCGCTGGTCGGCGGGGACAAGACCACGGCTTTGACCGTTGGGTCGGGGACGGCGGTGAGCCTGCCGGTGGACGGGGATCTCAAGTTCGTCGAGCATTCGGGGGCGGCGATTGCGGCCGGGCAGGCGTCTTTGGATGCGCTCGAGCAGCAGATGATTCAGGCCGGCGCGGAGCTGCTGGTGCGTAAGCCCGGGCAGCGGACGGCGGCCGAGGCGCTGGGCGACGCCGAGGCCAGCAAGAGCGACCTGCAGCGGCTGGTGGAGAATTTCGAGGACAGCCTGGACCAGGCGCTGTTTCTGATGGCGCGGTATGCGGGGCTGGACGACGGCGGGTCGGTGTCGCTGTTCAAGGACTTTGGCGCGGCGAGCCTGGCGGCGGCCAGTGGGCAACTGGTGTTGGCCATGAAGGCGGCGGGGCTGATCTCGGCTGAGACGGCGGTGGCGGAGATGAAGCGGCGGGGGGAATTGGCGGTGGAGGCCCCGGCCTCCACGGCTCCAACACCCGCTCATCCCCGCGAAGGCGGGGACCCAGGGGTTTTTGAGGGCGAGCCGGCTGGCTGAGCCATGTTTCCAGGCTGTTGGAGCGGTTGAACCGCCGAAACGAAAAAAGCCTGGGTCCCCGCCTTCGCGGGGATGAGCGGATTAATGGGATCGCTCGCGCGGGAATTGATCGAATGAAACTCAAAACCGTCGAGATCGACGGCCAGATCTATGCCGAGGTGCTGGATGGCAAGCCGATGTTCGTGGCTGAAGATGGCAAAGAGGTTCCGGTCGATGCGCCGGGGGCTCTGGCGACCATTTCTCGGCTGAACGCCGAGGCCAAGGGGCATCGGGAGGGCAAGGAGGCCGCTGAGCGGGCGCTGAAGGATTTCGAGGGGCTAGAGCCGGAGCTGGCGCGCAAGGCGCTGGAGACGGTGGCCTCGCTGACGGATCGGCGGCTGGTGGATGCCGGTGAGCTGGATCGGGTGCGGGACGAGATCCGGGCCGGGTTCGAGGCGGAGTTGGCCGCGAAGGACGGGCGGATCGTGGCGTTGCAGGACAGCCTGGCCGGGGAGACCCTGGCGGCGGCGTTCGCGCGGTCGCGCGTCATTGTCGAGAAGTTCGCCGTGCCGGCCGATCTGGTGCAGGCGCGGTTCGGGACGCAGTTTCGCATCGAGGACGGCCGGGTGGTCGGGGTCGATGGCTCGGGCGGGCGGCTGTATAGCCGCACGCGGCCCGGGGAGCTGGCGTCGTTCGACGAGGCTCTGGAGCAGATCGTCGAGGCCTATCCGGACCGGGCGCGGATCCTGAAAGGGACCATCGCGGCTGGGGGCGGGGCCTCTGGCGGCGGGGCCGGCGTGTCACGGACCATGACGCTGGCGGCGTTCAATGCGCTGGATGCGCGGACGCGGGCGGCGCGGATGGCTGAGCCTGGGTTTGGGCTCACCGACTGACGAAAACACTACCTGCCACACCGCCCGGATAGGCGGCGGCGCCCGGGGTCGGAGACCCACACAACTCATCACAACCTCTTCGAGCCCCGAAAGGCGCCCTCATGTCCAATACCCTGACTTCCCTCGCCCCGACCCTGTTCAGCGCCGCCAAGGCGGTGGCCGCCGAGCCGTTCGGCGTGGTTGGCGCGATCAACACCGCTTTCGACGACCGCGGCGTCGCCAAGGGCGATACTGTCAATGTCGATGTGGCCCCCACGCGGGCGGCCAGCGACTTCACCCCCTCCAATATCGCCGCCACGGGGACGGACGCCACGGCGACCGCCATCCCGGTGGTGATCGCCAAGTCGCGCAAGGTCGACTGGCACCTGACCGGCGAGCAGCAGCGCAGCCTCGAGAACGGCGGCATCAGCCAGGACTGGGTCGGCCAACTGGTCGCCCAGGGCATGCGCACCCTGCGCAACGAGGCCGAGATCGATGCGGCCCTGGCGGCCAAGGTCGGCGCCTCGCGGGCCTTCGGCACGGCCGGGGCCACGCCGTTCGCCACCACGCTGGACGCCCTGACCAACTCGCGGAAGATCCTGGCCGACAACGGCGCGCCGATGAGCGACCTGCAGATGGTGTTCGACACCAATGCGGGGCTGAACCTGCGCAACCTCGGCGTCCTGCAGAACGCCTACCAGGCCGGCAGCGACGAGGAGCGGCGCTCGGGCGAGTTCCTGCCGCAGATGGGTTTCCGGCTGTCGGAGAGCGCCGGGATCGGGGTCCACACCAAGGGGACCGGCTCGGGCTATCTGGTCAACAACGGGGCCGGTTATGCGGTCGGTTCGACGGCCATCACGGTGGACACCGGCAGCGGCACGATCGTCGCCGGTGACGTGATCACCGTCGGCAGCGATCCGAACAAGTATGTGGTGGCCTCGGCCCTGGCCGCCAATGTGGTGACCATCGCCGCGCCCGGCCTGCGCGTCGCCGCCGCTGACAATGCGGCGGTGACCGTTGGCAACAACTACACCGCCAACCTGGCCTTCGAGCGCTCGGCGGTGGTGGGGGTAATGCGGCCGCCGTTGATGCCGGTGAACCCGACCATCAACCAGCTGCTGATCAGCGATCCGATGGGCATGACCTACCTGATGCTGGATATCGCCCAGTACGGCCAGCGGACCTGGGAGCTGCACCTGGCCTGGGGGTTCAAGTCGGTGAATGGGGAGTTCTCGGCGGTGGTGCTGGGGTAAAACCCACCCATCCACCCATTCTTACAGTCGTCATCGCCGGGCTTGTCCCGGCGACCCATGAACACGAGCGCCGACGGTTGGCCACGGGCCTGTCGTGGGCCCTTTCCCATCCCTGGTGATCATGGGTGGCCGGGACAAGCCCGGCCATGACGGATTTGGGGTGGGAGCATTTCTGGAACGGAGACATCCCATGGCCCTGATTGTCGAGGACGGAACCGGCCGGGCGGACGCTGAGGCGTTCGTTTCGGTGGCCGGGTTCAAGGCCTATTGCGACGGCCGGGGCGTGGACTGGTCGAGCCTGGCGGATGCGCAGATCGAGGCGCTGCTGCGGCAGGGGGCCGATTATCTGGGCGAGGCCTATCGCGGGCGGCTGGCCGGCTGGCGGGTTTCGACCCGGCAGGCGCTGGACTGGCCGCGGGCAGGGGCGCCCAGGCGGGATGCGGGGGGGTGTGTCTATTACGACAGCGCCAGCGTGCCCGGCGAGGTGGCGCGGGCCAATATCGAGGCGGCGCTGCGGGCCCGCAATGGCGCGCTGAGCCAGGATCTGGGCCAGGCGGTCAAGCGCAAGAAGGTCGGGGCGGTCGAGGTCGAGTACCAGGACTTCACGCGGGCCGGCGCCGGCTATCCGGTCATCGACGCGTTGATGGCGCCGTTCATGGCGGCCGATCTGCGGGTGGTCCGGGCATGAGTTTTTACGACGACATGGCGGCGACGGCGGCCGGGATGCTGGCCGAATTCGGCCAGGCGGTGACGATCTCGCGCACGGCGCCGGGGGCTTATGACACCGCGACCGGGACCAACGGGCCGCCGACCGTGCTGAGCTGGACCGTGGCGGGGCTGGAGGAGGCCTATGACAGCCGGCTGATCGACGGGACGCTGATCCTGGCGGGCGACCGGCGGCTGCTGGTCGAGCCGGGTCCGTTCGCGGTCGAAGATGCCGTGATCATGGCCGACGGGACGACGGGGACGGTCAAGGCCGTGACGCCGTTCAGCCCAGGCGGGACGGCGCTCTATGTCGAGCTGCGGGTGCGGCGATGAATTTCGGTGAGGACTTCGCCAGGACGGTCCAGGCGCGGATCGACGGCACGGTGGCGCGGACGGTCCGGGAGATCGGGGCGCGGCTGATCGCCCGCTCGCCGATGCGGACCGGGACCTTCCGGGACGCTTGGCGGCTGGTGGAAGAGGGTCGGCGGTTCGCCTGGGTCAACGACACCCCCTACGCCCTGGCGCTGGAGCGCGGCGAGGGCGGCCGGCCGCCGCTGGGCCTGCAGGGGCTGGCGGAGCTGGAATTTGTGAGCGTGGTCGAGGCGGCGGCTCAGGCTGACTGACCCTCTCGGGTGAGGAGTTTCCCATGTCCCTGATCGCCATCCGCGGGGCGCTGGAGACGGCGCTGGGCGCCATGACGCCGGCCTTGGCGACGGCGTGGGAGAACCGGGGGTTCGAGCCCTCGCCCGGGACGCCCTATCAGCGGGCGACCCTGATCATGGCCATGCCGGACGACGCCGAGATCGGCGGGCGGCATGCCGAGCGGGGGTTCCTGCAGGTTGACCTCTGTTATCCGCCAGGGGCGGGGAGCGGGGCGGCGGCGGGCCGGGCGGCGCTGATCAAGGCGGGTTTCAGGAAGGGGACCAGCCTGACGGCGTCGGGGGTTTTGGTCCTGATTACCGCGACCCCGCAGGTGTTGCCCCATCATATCGACGCCGAGCGCTACGTGCTGCCGATGCGGATCCCGTTCCGCGCGCAAGTCCAGGATTGACGGCCTGACCGTCTGAACCAGGCCGGTCTCCGGCCTTCCACCTCCCACAGATCGGAGATTATCCATGGCCAATGAGCAAGGCCTGCTCAAGCAGACCGTTTTCGCCAAGCAGTCGCAGCTTGGCATCCCCTATCCAACCACCGGCGGCAAGATCAAGCGCCGGACCAGCGCGGTGTTCACCAAGAGTGTCGATACTTATGAGTCCAACGAGATCGTCAGCCACCAGCAGTCGACGGGCGCCAATGCCGGCATCGTCAAGACCAGCGGCAAACTGGACGGGCTGATCTCGCCGGGCACCTACACCGAGCAGTTCGCTTCGTTGCTGCGCAAGGACGCGGCGGCTACGGCGGCCATCACCGGCATGTCGATTACCAACATCACCGCCTCTGGCTCGGTCTTCACGGCCACGCGCGGGTCGGGCGATTTCCTGCAGGGCGGCGTCAAGATCGGCGACATCGGCCGGTGGACGGCGGGCGGCTTCAATGGGGCGAACTCGAACAAGAATTTTCTGGTCACCGCCGTCACCGCCACCACGATCAGCTACGTGACCCTGGGCGCCGTCCCGGGCGTGACCGAGACCGGGCCGGTGACAGGCTCTACCTGGACCACCGTCGGCAAGAAGACCTGGGTTCCGACCAGCGGCCACGTCAACGACTACTGGACCGTCGAGGAATGGTATTCGGGCCTGGGCCGCTCGGAGCTGTTCAGGGACTGCAAGATCGCCAAGGCTGACGTCACCGTCCCGGCCACCGGCAACGCCACGGTCAGCTTCGATGTGCCGGGGCTGAGCCGGGTCGAAAACGGAACCCAGCAGATTGCGACGCCCGCCGCCGAGACCACGACCAACGTCCTGACCGCGGTCGGGGGGCTGATCCTGGTCAATGGCGTCGCCACCCCCATCACCGGCATCCAGTTCAGCATCGATGGCCACGTCCAGCCGGGCGAGGCCGAGGTCGGCACCAACCAGATCGGCGACCACGTCCGGGGCGAGATCAGCGTCAGTGGCCAGTTCACCGCCAAGTTCTCATCGGTGGCGCTGCAGGCGCTCTACACGGCGCAGACGCCGTTCACGATCATTGTCGTGTTGACCGATGGCTCGCTGGCCACCTCCGACTTCGTCTCGTTCGTGATCCAGCGATGCAAGGTGTTCGGCGACACGCCCGATGACGGCGAGGCCAAGGAAATCATCCGCACCTATCCCTTCACCGCCCAGATCAACGCCAGCGGCGGCCCTGCCTCCGGTGTCGGCGCCACGGCGGATCTGCAGTCGATCATCTCGATCCAGGACAGCCAGGCTCCGTAGTCGCGCGTCCGCCCCAACTCGACCTCCCTCAACTCTATGCGCCGGTCGCGCCGGCGCACTTTTTCAGGAGCCATTGCATGGCCAAGACCCCCGCCGTTTCCCTCGCCTCGCTCAACGCCCGCAAGGCCGGCGAGACGCCGTTCGCCTTCAATCTGATCGGGCCGGACGGCAAGGAGACCGACATCGTTCTGAAGGTGCTGGGCGCGCAGTCCGACGCCGTCACCCGGCTGACCAGCCAGCTGATCAACACCCGCCGGCGCGAGGAGGCCGAGCGGGCCGCCCAGGCCTCGAGCAACCGGCCGGGCGACGCCATCACCCCGGTCGAGGACGACGTGGTGTTCGGCCAGAGGCTGGCGGCCGTGCGGCTGGTCGGCTGGGAGGGCATCGAAGAGCCGTGGTCGCCGGAACTGGCCCTGCAGCTCTGCCAGATGAACAGTGACATCGCCGCCCAGGTGACGGCGCAGTCGAACAAGACCGCCAATTTTATCAGCGCCTCGCCGAAGGCCTGATAGCCTACGCCGAGGCGTATTTTTCGCTGGAGAAGCCGGTCGGAGAGGGGAAGCTGAAAGCCCCTCTCCGCGTCCACCTGGAGGCCCAGGCCCGGCAGGGGGACGCCGAGGCGATCTGGCGGCTGTACCATGGGCCCAAGCTGCCGCCGCTGGCCGCCCATATCTGGACCTGGTGGCTGGACCTGTGCGCCACGCGGCCGGTGACGGGGATGGGAGTCTCGCCGATTTCGCGTCTGGAGATCCAGGCGTGGGAGGCGGATGAGGAGATCGAGCTGACGCCTTGGGAGCGGCGGACAATCCTGAGGCTGGATGCAGTGTTTCGGACGGCGCAGGCCTCCGATGGCTGAGGATTTGCAGGAGAGATCATGACCTTCGAAATCGACGGCCTCACCAAGGCCGCGCGGCAGCCTGACGAGCAGATGACCGTTTACGAGCTGGCCGACGGGTCGCTGTTCCCCGTCGCGGGGCCGCCCAGGCTGGCGGACGCCAGCTATGCGGCCGAGACGCACGAGGCGGCGCGGATCGTGCGAGAGGCGCTGGGTCAGCTGGCCAGCGTCGAGGCGCGGCGGCGGGAGGCCAAGGCCGACCCGACCCTGAGTCCCGTCGGCCGCGCGCAGCGGGTCGAGGAGATGCGGCGGTTGGCGCGGGTGGGGCTGGAAATGGCCCGGGCCGAGCTGGCCAAGGCCCGGGACGGCGCCGTACGGCTGAAGGAGGCGGTGTTCGCCCCGCCCCGGCTGGGCGAGAGCGACCTGGCCGCCGCCCTGATCGACCAGGAGATTCGGGCCCATGTCCGCTCGCTGCGGGGCCAGGACCTGGTGCGCTACACCAGTGGGCTGGCTGACAACCCGCGCCACCTGGCGGCCATCATGCGCTCGCCGGTGCCGATCACGGGGGTTTCAGAGTATGCGCAGGGGCTGTGGCGCGACACCGCCGCCGGCCATCCCCAGGCGGCCGGCCTGATCCGCACCGAGGCGGCCATCGCCTGGGCGGAGGGCGTGCTGCCCCATATCGCCGAGCGAATCTGACGAACCGGGGACTGGCTCGCCGTGAGGCGCGCCTGTCCCCGGCTGCGGAAGGGCACCCCCCAATGCCGACCCTCGACAAACTGCGCAAAGCCCGCGCCGCCGCCGGAGCCGCCTATGCGGCGGCGGCCAGCGCCTATGTGGCGGCGGCGGTGGAACTTTCGGCCTATGATGGCGCCTGCAGCAACGCATCGATCGGCGGCGAGCCGACGCCGCGGTTCAACCGCCCGCCCGAGGTGCTGGCCCATCCCGACTTCCTGCCCCCGGCCGCAGCCGCCGCCCTGACCAGCCCCAACATCACCGGCCCGGTCGTCCAGGCGAGGCTGGATGCGCTGCTGGTCTCGGCGAAGGGGGGGCTAGGCAGGTCAATCATCCTGGGGTAGCGTTCCGGCTTTGTTCGGGGAGGCTGGGATGCGCTTACTGACGGCGGTTGTAACTCTCGCGGTGACACTGGCGGCTTGGTCGTCACCGACGTCGGCGGCGGACAAGGGTGAGATTTTCGGGGTCTGGGAGTTGCACCAGATTAAAAACCCCATGACCGATGTCATCAATGTCATGGCCAGTGTCAGGACCGGCGACGATCAAATGATGCTGGTCTGCAAGCCGTCGGAACCCAAGGGGCGACAGCTTATGATGAATCATCATCCCTTTCTCGGCAGAGGGACCGGGCGACTTACCTACAGGGTTGATGACCAGAAGGCGGTCGATATCGACGTGCTGCTCTACAATCAGTCAGGCTTCGTGTCGGGCGCGGACGCCCAGGCGTTTTTCGCAGCCCTTCCCGGCGCCAAGCGGGTGCGGCTGCTGGTTACCGATAGGATCGTCGGGCCGGTCCTGACCGAGTACGACGTGACCGGCGTCAACAGGGTGCTGGCCCGCCTGGCCGAGCTCTGCGACGGGCCAGCCAAATCCTAGGCCGCCCGGTTCACGGGTAGCCTGGCGGGGTTGGAGAGGGAGAATCTGATGCGGGTTCTGACGGCAGCGGTAATTGTGGTGGCGGCGCTCGCGGCCTGGGCGCCAGCGACATCCGCCGAGGACGCGGGCGAGACGATTGGGCTCTGGCGGCTGGTCCAGGTGAAACATCCGGTCACGGATGTCGTCAATGTCATGGCCAGCGCCCGGAGCGGCCAGGATCACATGAGGCTGGTTTGCAAGCCGTCGGAGCCGAAAGCGCGACAACTCATGATAAATCACCAGCCCTTTCTGGGCAGGGGCGGCGGGCGGCTGACCTACAGGATAGACGGCCAGCCGGCGGTCGATATCGACGTGCTGCTCTACAATCAGTCAGGCTTCGTGTCGGGCGCAGACGCCCAGGCGTTTTTCGCAGCCCTTCCCGGCGCCAAGCGGGTGCGGCTGCTGGTTACCGATAGGATCGTCGGGCCGGTCCTGGCCGAGTACGACGTGACCGGCGTCGACAAGGTGCTGGCCCGTCTCGCCGAGCTCTGCGACGGGCCGGCCAAGCCCTAGGCAAGGCCGACCGTTCCGGCGCGCCGACGGTCTGAATATTCGATCCCCGGGGCGAGCCCGGCCTTCTTCACTCACCACCATCCCCAGAGGATCGGCGGCGGATTTCCGCGCGCCGCGGCTTGGCATGGTCAGGAGGCAAGCATGACCGAAATCGCCTCGCTCAGGATCGAGATCGACGCCACGGCCGTCGATGACGCCGCCGACGCGCTGGAGCGGTTGGACCAGACCGCCGGCTGGGCCACGGACAGCCTGGCCCAACTGGCCAGGTCGGCCCGCGAGACCATGGCCACGGTCGATGTGCTGTCCGGCGGCGCCGACAGGCTGGCGAGCGCCTTTGACGACGCCATGGCCAGGTTGGACGCGCTGTCCGGCGGGGCGAACAGGCTGGGCGTGTCCCTGAAGGAGGCCAAGGGCGGTCTGGAGGATCTGTCGCAGAGCGTCGATCAACTGGACGAGGCGGCCAGACAGACCGTCAAGAGCATCACCGACGTCGATCAGGCGGAGAGCCGGCTGGCGGAGACGCACAGGAAGGCCGCCAAGGCCGCCGGCCTCAATTCGGATGAGATGATCAGCCTGAAAACCTCGTTCCTGGGCGTGGGGGCGGCGATCCTCAACGGGACCAAGCCGCTGGACGCCTTCATCGACAAGGTTCCGGATATCGCCGAGGTGTTCATGAAGGCGCAGGCCCGGGGCGAGAGCCTCAAGGACTCGCTGATCAGCGTCGGCAAGGAATTCGGTCTGCTGAAGACCAAGGGCGCCGCCGTCACCGCCACCTTCGAGGAACAGGCCGCCGCCGCCCTGGCCGCCAGCATCGCCCAGGGCGACATGGCGGTCGCGACCATGGCCGGATCGATCAGCAGCGAAGCCTCGGTGGCCGGCGCCGCGGCCGTCACGGCGGCCAACGGCGAGATCGCCGCCAGCGCCACCACCGCCGCCGCCGCCGAGGCGGTGGCCCTGGCGCCCCTGGCCCTGATCGCGGCGGGGATCGCCCTGACCATCGGCGCGATCGCCGGAGGCTTCTCGCTGGCGGCGTTCGAGATGAACCGCCACACCAAGGGGCTGAACGACAACCTGGGCCTGACCAAGGAACAGCTGGACCGCATCAAGGACAAGTCGATCACCACCGGCGATGTCATGCACGGCGTCTGGAACCTGGCGGCCAGCTCGCTGAAGAAGGCTTTCGGGCCCGCCATCGACAACATGAAGGAGAAGTTCGGCCAGTGGCTGGACGACACCATCAGCAACGCCGTCACCGGCGCTTCGGCCCTGGCCGCCGCCTTCGTCGCCGCCTTCGATGCGGTCAAGGCCGTCTGGGGCATGCTGCCCGGGGCCCTAGGGGATCTGATTATCCAGTCCGTCAACTTCATCCTGGGAGGTTTCAACAAGCTGCTGCAGCTGATGCTGCCCAAGCTCAACCCGATGATCCAGCTGGTGAAGGACGTGGCGAAGGCGGCGGGCCATCCGCTGCAGATCGAGCTGTTCGACGCCAAGACCGACTACATCAAGCTGCTGGACAACCCGTTCGCGGGCCAATTCGAGAAGGCCCAAAAGACGCTCAAGGACACCTTCGCCAGCAGCTTCTCCAAGCATCTGGCCGAGTTCCGTGGCGCGATCACCAGCGCGGCCGACGCCGCCATCGCCTCGATCCTGGAAGCTCACCGCAAGCGCATGATCGACGAGGGCGGCAAGCCGACACCGAAGCCGCCGCCGGCTCCCAAGCCGGATTCAGGTGTGAGGGCGGACGTCGACGACTCTACGCAGGATCTCGTGAACCAAACGGCTGCGTTCGACGCGAATGCCGCCGCCGCAATGGGCGCCCAAGCCGCGTTGAGTGTGTTTGCCGGCGCGGCGGCCGGCGTCAGTCAGAGCCTGTCCACGGCCGGCGACGCGCTGGCCCAGACCGATCAAGCGCTGGACGCCACCAAGGACAAACTGGCCGCGGTCGGCCGGCAGGGCCAGGAGGCCGCCAAGGGCATGGCCCAGGCGTTCGGCGATGTCGGCAAGTCGCTGGGCGACATGCTCAACATCTTCAACAGCTACGCCCAGAAGCAGGCCGAATTCGCCAGGAAGCGGGCGGAGTATTCGAACGGCGCCACGGCCGACGCCGACAAACTGGCTCAGGTCAATCGCGACGCCGCCGGCGCGCAGATGCAGTATTTCGGCGACATCGCCAAGGCGGCCGAAGGCATGGTGGACAAGAAGTCCAACGCCTATCAGGCGCTAGTGGCGGCCGAAAAGGTCTACCGCGCCTTCGAGTTCGCCATGTCGGTGAAGGCGGCGCTGCAGGCGGCCTGGGAGGCGGCGGCCAAGATTTCTGCCGACCAGGCCGGGGTCGTCTCTCACGCCGCTTCTGCGGCGGCGCACGAAACGCTGCACATGGCCGAAGCCACGACTGGCGCGGCGGCCGGGGCGGGGCGCATGTTCGGCCAGCTGGGCGTGGCGGCCTTCCCGTTCGTGGCGGCGATGATCGCGGTGATGGCCAGCCTGGGCTCGGGCTCGGCCGGTGGGTCAGTCCCCGGCGAGCACGACGCCGAGAAGCGCCAGGAAGCGCAAGGCGCCGGCTCGGTGCTGGGTGACAGCAAGGCCAAGAGTGAGAGCATCCAAAAGAGCCTGGACCTGGTGGCCGACCACACCAACAACATGCTGGAATTCTACAACCCGATGCTGGCGGCGCTGAAGTCGATCGATGGCCAGATCGGGCGGCTGGCCTCGGCCCTGGCGCGGTCGCTGGGGGTGGGCGGCATGCTGGATACGGCGGGGCTGAAGCTGGGGACCAGCGGGCGGGCGCCGTCGCTGTCGAACCTGGGCTTCGGCTCGGTGACCACCCGGACGCTGCAGGACCAGGGGCTGGCGTTCAGCGCCGGGACGCTGGGGGCCATTCTGGCGGGCGGGGTGCAGGGCAAGACCTATCAACAGATCCTGTCGGAGACCAAGAAGAGCGCCTTTGGCCTGACCTACAGCACCTCGACGTCGAAGAAGACCATCAGCGGCGCGCTGGATCCGGAGTTCGCGCGGCAGACCACCTTGCTGATCGGCTCGCTGCGGGACGGGGTGCTGTCGGCGGCCTCGGTGCTGGGCATCGAGGGCGCGGTGGCGACGCTGGACGCCTTCAAGCTGGACCTGGGCAAGATCAGCCTGAAGGACCTGAAGGGGGACGAGATCACGGCGGCCCTGGAGGCGGTGTTCGGCAAGGCGGCCGACGGCATGGCCGCCGCGGTGATGCCGGGACTGGCGCAGTTCCAGAAGGTGGGGGAGGGGGCGTTTGAGACCCTGACCCGGCTGGCGCGCGACTACCAGGTGGTGGACGTGACGCTTTCCAGTATCGGCAAGGTGTTCGGGGCGGTGGGCCTGGCCTCGGTCGAGGCCCGCGAGCGGCTGGTCGACCTGGCCGGCGGGCTGGACAGCTTCACCGACCAGACCAATTTTTATGCCGAGACCTTCCTGAGCGAGGCCGAGCGGCTGGCGCCCGTGCAGGCGGCGGTCAGCGGTGAGCTGGCGCGGCTGGGCCTGACGGGCGTGAAGACGCGTGAGCAGTTCAAGTCGCTGGTGCAGGGGCTGGATGTGTCGACCCAGGCGGGGGCCGAGCTGTTCACCGCGCTGATGACGCTGGCGCCCGCTTTCGCGGCTGTGACCGAGGAGAGCCAGGCGCTCTCCGACGCCAAGGACGCGCTGTCGGGGGCCTATGACCGCGAAAGCGGGGCGTTGGCCGACACACGCGACCGGTTCGCCGACCTGGCCAAGGGGCTGCATGATTTCGGGGCCGGGCTCTACAGCGGGCCGGCGGCGGCGCTGTCGCCAGAGGAGCAATACCGGGCCGCCCAGGCCGCCTTCCAGGAGACGGCGGGCCTGGCGGCGCAGGGCAACGAGCAGGCGCTGGGCGATCTGCAGGGGGTCAGCCAGGCCTATCTGGACGCCTCGAAGGCCTATTTCGCCTCGTCCGAAGGCTATTTCGCCGACCTGACGGCGGTGCGCGACGCGGTCTCGGCCGCCGAAGCCAGCGCCGGGACCCAGGTCGATATGGCCCAGCGACAGCTGGACACGATGACGGCCCAGGTCGGGCAGTTGATCGAGCTGAACACCCATGTGGTCAGCGTGGCCGAGGCCATCGCGGCGCTGCAGGCGCTGCTGGGCGGCGGTTCGGCGGGAGCGCCTCAGACCTTTCCAGCGGCCACGAAAGCCTCCAACGACAACACCGCCGCGGTGGTCACCGCCATCCAGGAATTGCAGACCGAGGTAGCGGGCGTGGGCGACCAGCTGACCGCCGACAAGGTGCAGCGCGGGGCCATCGCCCAGCAGCAGGACGAGCGGCTGGCGGCGCTGGAAGACCAGCTGGCGGCGCTGCGGCGCGCGGCCCAGGCCTAGATCCCAGAGTCCGGAGACATCGATGACCGCATTCGCCGCCGCCGCCCGGTTCAGCCGGGGGGAGACCTTCACCGTCGCGCTACGGATCGCCGCCGGCGACCTGGCGGGCGCCATCTGCCGCATGGCGCTCAAGCGCGCGCCCGGGGACAGCAACCCCGAGCTGGCTGTGCTGGAGACGACGTATCTGGACCATGTCGACACTGGTGACCTGACCAGCCCGCCCGGCTGGAGCGGGACCCTGGCGGCCGAGGTCTCAGAGACCCTGCCGGCCGGGCATTTCGTGATGGACGCCCGGGTGGAGAAGCTGGGCGTCGTCATCCAGACCGACCCGGTGGCCGTCGAGATCACCGAACGCGTGACGGGAGGCGCCTGATGGCTGAAGCGATCGTTCTGGAATGGGTGCTGCCGGGCGCGACGACCGCCGTGGTCACCGCCGTGGCGGGGCCGCCGGGCCAGGCGGTGTGGGGGACCTTCACCGGGGTGCTGGCCGACCAGGCGGACCTGCAGGCGGCGCTGGACGGCCGGCTGGCGGTGTCCGCCGTCGGTGTCACCGTCCAGGGCTACAGCGCCGAGCTGGCGACGGTGGCGGGGCTCGCCCCGTCCAACGACGACATCATCCAGCGCAAGGCCGGGGCCTGGACCCGCCGCACGCCGGTTCAGTTCAAGACTGACCTCGCCCTGGTCAAGGGCGACGTCGGGCTGGGCAATGTCGAGAACACGGCCCTCAGCGCCTGGGGCGGCTCGGCCAACCTGGCCACCGTGGGGACGGTGACCGCCGGAACCTGGACGGCCGGAGCCATCGCGCCGGCCTATGGCGGCACGGGCCTGACCAGCTATGCGGTCGGCGACCTGATCTATGCGTCGGGGGCCGCGACGCTGGCCCGGCTGGCCGACGTGGCCACGGGCAATGTGCTGGTCTCGGGCGGGATCGGGGCGGCGCCGGCCTGGGGCAAGGTGGGGCTGGCCAGCCATGTCAGCGGGACCCTGCCGGTCGCCAACGGCGGCACCGGCCAGACCACCGCCGGGGCGGCGCTCAACGCCCTGCTGCCTGCCCAGGCCGGGGCCGGCGGCAAGTTCCTGACCAGCGACGGGACCAACCCCGCCTGGGGCACGCCGGTCACCGGCTGGGGGACGATCACCGGAACCCTGTCGGCCCAGGCCGACCTGCAGACCGCCCTGGACGCCAAACTGGCCGTCGCGGGCGGGCTGATGACCGGCGCCCTGGGGGTGGTCGCCGGCGCAGTGGGGACGCCGGGGATCTATGCCTCGGGCGACCCCAACACCGGCCTGTGGTTCCCGGCCGCCGACACGATGGCGGCGAGCGCCGGCGGCCAGGAAGCGTGGCGCATCGACAGCCTGGCCCGCGTCGGCGTCAACATGACCACCCTGGCTGCCCAATTCTCAGTCCAATCGAACGGCGCCGCCCGGGTGGCCTCGATCATCAAGGGCGCGGGCAGCCAGTCGGCGAATATGACGGAATGGCAGGCGTCTAATGGGACGCTGTTGGCGGCGATTGATGCCGGGGGGCATATGTCGATCAACAAGGCCGTGCCGTCATCGTCTGTGATCCTCAACATCGCCGGTGCCAGCAATGAGCGGGTCGATACCACGGGGAATGCCTATGGGATCCAGGTCGGCCTGACAAACCAACTCTCGGGCAACCTCATTGCAATGCAATTCCAGGCTGAAAGCCGATACAGCGGAGCTGGGGTTACGCTGGTGGGCGTTCAAGGCATCTGCAGCGTGAATTCTGGGGCAGCATCGACTGCCAATCTAATGATTGGGTTTCAAGCCCAGTCTCCGATCCTCAATTCCGGCGCAACCGTGACTGCCGCTTACGGCGTTCGGATCGATGCGCAAAACACCACTGGGGTTGGCAGCGCCTGGGCGCTGTACGCGGGCGGAGCCAACGACAACAGCTATTTGGCCCATTCTCTCTTGATCGGTCAGACCAGCGTGCCGGCCTCGCTCAAGGGTGGGTTGGTTCTCGGCAACGCGGCGGCAATCCCGACCGGAAATGTCGCTGGCGGGACGGTTTACGTGGAGGCAGGAGCCCTGAAATATCGCGGTTCAAGTGGAACAGTAACCGTTCTGGCGGTTGCCTAAATTGAGAGAAGTTTGATGCCCAAGATCAACCTGACGGTGGCGCTGTGTGAGCGCGATGGAAGTCCGATGATGGAGGATGACAAGACAGAGTTCTCATTGAAAAGAGCACTGCTCCGCATCTTAGACACGCCGCTGCCAGACGACCAGCACGGCGTGGGCAAGCTGCGGCTGGCGCAACTTGGTCTTAAGGTGGCGGCTGGCGCTGAGGGGGTCGAACTAACCAACGCCGACACAACGCTACTCCTTGATCGCGCCGCCAAACTGGCCAACGCCCTGGTTTTTGGTCAGTTGGTCTTGGCTCTGGACCCGGGCCAGCTGGCTCAGCCCCAGTGAGCATTTTCTGCGCAGGGCCATCTCAGCTCAATGCAAGGCCGGTTTCACCGAGGATCGGGGGGAGCAGCTGGCGCGGCGGCGGGATTTCGTCGCCTACCTCAACGCCTTGCGGGCTAGGCGGCAAGGCTTCTTCCTCTACGATCCGTTCGACCCATTGTGCGGTTCGGTTGGAAAAGTCTGCACGCCCGTCCGGAACGGGCGCCTCATCTATCGCGATTCAAGCCATCTGACGGAGGAGGGCTCCGAGTTGCTGGCGCCCAGTTTCGTGGCCTTTCTGCGGGATAATGGCCTGGTTCCCGCCGAGGGCCGGAGCGGCGTTGCGGCCAGGCCCTAAGGCCAATCAGCCAACCGGTTCGGCCGGTTCGTCCCGTCCAAGGACACCCCATGATCCTCATCGAAATCACCGCGGCGGTCGACGCCGTCGGGACTCTGCGCACCTTTTATGTCTCGGACGGCCGGTTCGCCACCGCCCCTACCGACACTCCCGCCAACATCGCCTTCGACGAAACGCTGTTGGACCCGGGCAGTATCGGGATCAGCGCCTTTGGCGATGGGCGGACCGGGGGCGGGACGCGGCTGGCGCTGGGGGAGATCCGGCTGGCCAATGCCAACGGGCAGTATGACGCCTGGTTGGGCTATGGGTTCGACGGGCGCGGCGTGACGATCCGCAGCGGGGAGAGCGGGGCCTATCCGGGCGGGTTCGCGGCGACATTCGCCGGGACCATCGAGACCCTGACCGTGTCGCGGACCGAGGTGACGGTGCGGCTGCGTGACCTGCAGCTGGTCTTCGACCGGCCGGCGCTGGCGAGCCGATATGCCGGGACCAACGCGCTGCCGGCCGGGCTGGAGGGCACGGCCGACGATCTGAAGGGCCAGCCCAAGCCGCGGCTCTATGGCAAGGCGCTCAACATTCCGGTCCCCTGCGTCAACACCGCCAAGCTGACCTACCAGGTCAGCGATGGGGCGCTGGCCTCGGTCGAGAGGGTCTATGACCGGGGCGCTGAGCTGAGTTTTGCGGCCGACTACGCCACCAGCGCTTTGCTGCAGGCGGCGACGGTGAGCGGTGGGACCTACGCCACCTGCCTGGCCGAGGGCTATCTGCGGCTGGGGGCGGCGCCGGCGGGGACGGTGAGTGTGGACGCCACCCAGGGCGCTACGGCCAGCGCCCGCACCGCGGCCCAGATCCTCAGGGCCCTGGCCATCGCGGCGGGGGTGGACGGGGCCTATATCTCGGCCGCCGACGTCACCGCGCTGGAGGCCGCCAACCCGGCGACGATTGGCCTGTGGCTGTCGGGCGACGAGACCTTCGCCTCGGCGATGGACAGAGTCGCCGGCTCGGTGGGCGCCTATTACGGCTTCGACCCAGCCGGCCTGCTGCGCATGGCGCGGCTGACGGCGCCCAGCGGCCTGCCGGTCTATGACTTTCAGGATCTCGACATCCTGGACATCGAGCGGCGGCCGGCGCGGGACGGCGACCTGCCGGCCTGGTCCTATACGGTGCGGCATTCGAAGCTGTGGGCCGTGCAGGGCTCGGACCTGGCCGGCGGCGTCGCCCCGGCCCGGCGGGCCGTTCTGGCCAGCGAATATCGAGCCGAGAAGGCCGAAGACCCGGCGGTCAAGACTCAGTACCTGCTGGCCGCTGAGGAGACCACCGACACCCTGCTGACCAGCGCCGCCGACGCGGCGGTGGAGGCGGCGCGAAGGCTGGCCCTGTTCAAGGTCCATCGAGATTTCTTCGACGTGACGGTTCCGGTCGCGCTGCTGGCCACGCCGGGCCTTCGGGTCGGGGCGGTGGTCCAACTGAGCAACGCCCGGTTCGGCCTGGCCGGCGGCCGGCTCTTCGTCGTCCTGGGCGTCAAGCCCGAGCTGGCCCGCAACCGGGCCACCCTGACCCTGTGGGGGTGATATGGCGCACGCCATCCTGGCCTATGGCAACCTGGTAGACGCGGCCAGCCTGTATGGCGGGTCCTGGCTGACGGCGCTACCGCTGAACAACCTCAAGGACCGCCGGCTGGGCCGGCTGGCGCGGTCGGCTTCGACCTCGCTGGCGGACACATGGTTCGACGCCGATTTCGGCGGGACCCGGCGGTTTCGCGTGGTGGCGGTGGTCAATCACAACCTGTCGATCACGGCGCGGTACCGCATCAGCCTGTCGCTGGCGCCCGACTTCACCAGCACGGTGGCGACCAGCGGCTGGAGGAGCGTCTGGCCGAGCGTCTATCCGTTCGGGACCCTGCCCTGGGGAGCGCCCAACTGGTGGACGGGCCAGTATCCGGCTGACCAGATCGAGGCCTATACCGGCACCCTGGTCTTCATCCTGACCAGCCCGGCCAACGCCCGCTACATCCGGGTGGAGCTAGACGATACGGCCAACGCCAACGGCTTTGTCGAGGCCGGCCGGGTGTTCGCCGCCGACGGCTGGCAGCCGGTCCGCAACATGGTCTATGGCGCAAGCCTGGCCTGGGAGAGCCGCACCGAGGTGCAGGAGGCGCTGTCGGGGGCGGAGTATTTCAACGTCCGCACGCCGGTGCGGGTGGCGCGTTTCGCTCTGGACGCCCTGGGCGAGGACGAGGCCATGGCCAACGCCTTCGAAATCCAGCGCGCGATGGGGGTCGATGACGAGCTGCTGTTCGTCTGGGACCCCGACGACACCACCCATGCTCTGCGCCGGCAGTTCCTGTGCCGGATGCGTACGTTGAGCCCCATCGAAAACCCCGGGCCCGACCGCTGGAAGGCGCCCTTTGAAGTCAAGGAGCTGCTCTGATGGCCACCGTCACCTTTCCCGAGGCGCTGGGCGGCAACGGCAAGACCTATACGGACGACGCCAGCGCCACGACCGGCCTGGACGCCTATGGGTATGTCACCCGCTTCGTGCCCTGCCTGAGCCAGACCGTGATCATGGCGGGGAGCGCCGCCGCCAGCGCGGCCGGCGCCGCCGCATCGGCCGCCTCGGCGCTGAATGCGCCGGGCACAAACGCTTCCCAGGTCAGCGGGTCGGTCGCCATCGGAGCGGGCTCCAAGACCATCAATATCCAGTCCGGCAAGGCCTATGCCGTGGGCCAGACGCTGGTAGCCGCATCGCTGGCCAATCCGGCCAACTACATCGCCGGCCAGGTCACAGCTTATGACAGCGGGACCGGCGCGCTGACGCTGTCGGTTCCCGCCAATGGAGTCGGCGGAACCGGCACCAAGACCGACCTGGTCGTGTCGATGGGCGCGCTGATCAACAACACCCTGCCGACCATGACCGGCAATATCGGCAAGTTCCTGACCACCACAGACGGGGTGGCGGCGAGCTGGTCCGCCTCGCCGCTCGCCGTGGCGTTCGGGGGAACGGGCGCGGACAACCCTTCGGCGGCCCTGGCTGGCCTGGGCGCCCAGGCCAGTCACGCCAATCTGACAGCCGTCTCGGGCCTTTCCCTGACCGCCGACAAGCTGCCCTACGCCAACGGTTCGGGAACGTTGACCTTGACGTCCCTGACCACGTTCGGCCGCTCGCTGATCGACGACGGCGACGCGGCGACGGCCCGAACGACCCTGGGCCTGGTGATCGGGACCCATGTGCAGGCCCAGGACGCCGAGCTGTCGGCCATCGCCGGTCTCACTTCGACAGCCGACCGCCTGCCCTATTTCACCGGATCGGGCACGGCCGCGCTGGCTGTCTTCTCCAGCTTTGGCCGCAGCCTGGTGGACGATACGGACGCGACCGGCGCGCGGTCCACGCTGGGCGCGGCGGCCGACGCCGACGTCGCCGTCCTGCAGACCGCCGTGGGGGCGATGAGCGGCATGATCGCCGCGTTCGGCATGCCGACCGCCCCGACCGGCTGGCTGGAATGCAACGGCGCCTCGCTTCTGCGGGCCGACTATCCGGCCCTGTTCGCCGCCATCGGAACCACCTGGGGTTCGGCGGACGGGACGCACTTCACCCTGCCGGATCTGCGGGGGGAGTTCCTGCGCGGCTACGATCACGGCAAGGGGACCGACACGGGCCGGGTCTTCGCCACCGCGCAGGCCGACGATCTCAAGGCCCACACCCATACCCTGCCGACCAACCAGACCAACATGAACAGTACGGGCGGCACGACCACCGGCGGCGCCTCGGGCTCGGGCTCGGCCACCGGTTCGACGGGGGGCGGCGAAACCCGGCCCCGCAACATCGCCATCCTCTACTGCATCAGGACCTAGCCTCCCTCCCCGAAAGACCTCTCCGCCGCCTCCGGGCGGTTTTTTTACGCCTGCAAGGAGCGCCATGGACTGGCAAGCCCTTCTCATCGCCGGTCTCGGCGCCCTGGGCGGCGGCGGGATCGCCGGCGTCGCCGTGGCGCTGATCCGCCGGCCGGTCGACAGCGTCGGGGCGGCCACCGCCTTCCAGCAGGCGCTGAACAGCCAGGCCCAGGCCTTCATCGCCACCCTGACCCAGATCAATGAAGGCCTGGAACAGCAGGTCAGTCGGCTCGAGGATCGCGTCCGCGAACTGGAGGACGAGAACCAACAGTGCCGCGGCGAGAACCGCGACCTGCGCCAGCGGCTCGACAGCCTGGAGCGCGGGCTGAAGCGGCGGGGGGCGGGAGCCAAGCCATGACCAACTATCTCAAGCGCGTGCTGCACGATCTGCTGACCGCTGTCGATGGTGAGACCTTCGCCTATGGCCGGATCATGGGCCTGATCCAGCACGCGGTGGGCATGCTGCTGCTGGCCGGGGTGACCGTCTGGATCGCCGCCACCGGCCGGCCCAGCGCTGCGGAGTGGGGGGCCTATCTGGTCAGCGCCGGGGCCTATATCGCCGCCCTGGCCGCCGCCTCCTGGGCCCTGGTCAGCGGCACCGCCAGCACCGAACCCAAACCCTCGAAGGAGGACCAGCCATGA